GAAGTGTACACCCACCATTGGGATGTTCTTAGTACCACGACCAAAGATAACTTCGTCCATTAGGTCGATAATTTCTTGTGGTTGTTGAGTTAAGTCTACCAATTTACGGTTATGTTCGTACTGTTGACGTACAGTTACTTCCTCACCATCATGGCGAGTCCAGTTAGTGTTCATGAAACTGTTCCACGCATAGCCTTGAGCTACACGATCATCATATGCTTCACGAATACCAACACGTTTCTTAGTACTTTTCATTGGAGCACCAGGATAAGCACTGAATACGTTATCTGAAGTATCACCACGGATACATTTTTCAAATAGAATGAAGTCAGGATCAGGAATTGCTAGAGCATTACCTTTCTTATCTTGAACCAGTTCACCTTTAAGGTCAAAAATACCCTGAATAGTGTAGATTTGTTCCTGAACAGGATTGTACTGTTTAACGTTGTGGTTCAGAAGTTGCTGGAAGTCAGTATCAGTACTGAGAATGATGTGTTGATCTTCTGGATGGGTTTGAATCCAACGAGCGATATAGTCATCTGCTTCACATTTAGAAGAACGAAGTAGAGTACTATTAGTTTTTGCATCAACGAAGTCTAAAAAGTCATTAATCATTTCGAACATCAGTTCTGATTCTTCTTTTTCTTCTTGAGTACGTGAACTAGCTTTATCGACACGGTTCTGTTTATAGAATGGGTCATAATCTTTACGCCACGAACGACCTTCCGCACAAAATACGGCATGGTCAGCTTTGAAAAGATCATCCATCTTACGTAAACCGCTAAGGGTGATGTGTAGTGCTAATCCAACTTTAGTCCATATATCGGATGAACGTGAGGCCACGTTAATAGCACGGTGGAAACAGTTTTGCGTATCCACTAATAGGTATGTTTTCATTTAAGGAACTCCATTTTCCATAATTTACTTCATTATACCACATTTTCCAAGGTGGTTTCACATATGAAATAAATAGTTGCATACAAACATTTTGATTAAATTTTTTACGTTATTAATAGTAACGAAAAGGATTTGATAAATAACATTAAGCAGGTATTAAGCCTGCACCAAATTAACAAGGAGATTTCTAATGAGTCTTAATTCTTTTGATCGTAACTATGGTATGTCTGCTAATAGTCGCGAATTTTGGGGTGGTGACAATGGTTTCGTAACTGTTGTTGTAACTCTACCTGCTGATGTAGAAATCGGCGTTTCTGCTGTAGCATTCGATGGTACTGAAGCTGGTGATAATGCCGCTCAAACCGCTCTATCTGCTGCTGAGAAAAACCAATTCATCATCGCTCAAGCTCTTGCTCAACGTGCGGTTCTAGTAACCACTTCTGCGTTGTCAACTGATGTTGATCCTACTGCTGCTGGTTTTGAAACTGTTGGTGGAAACGTAATCGCTTTCGGTTCCGCTGGTACTCTTGCTGATGGTTCTTTCGGTATTACTTATATCGTTGAACGCCAAGACGTGTTTACCAAACAAGAAGGTAAACCAGGTTCTACTTACGCACTAGTTGTTGATCCAACTACAGAAATCGCTACCACTCTAGCACAAGCTGGTGTATTCCAGAAGAAAGACGGTACTCCCGCTCTTGCTGCTGCTGTTGGTATCAAAGTGTTCAAAGCACTTCCAGTACTACTATAATTCAAGGAGAATAAAATATGTTAGAACGTATTAATGGTTTCTCCGAATCTGGAGTACTAGGTTATTTCTATGGTAAGAACGCTCTAGTTTCTATCGCTATCGGCGGTGCTTCAAACGTAGTTGTTAAAGTTACTGGTGCTGTGGCATCTTTCGCTGAACTACAACGTTTCCTAAACACTGAAGATGTTGACGCTATCGTAGAATTCCTAAACGATAAAGGTGTTGTTCGTGTTGATGGTACAGAGTTCGTAGCTGTTTCCCTAGAAGCTGACTATACCGCTGCTTATGCCGCACAAACTAACGTTAAACGTGTTATCGACATTGTTCAACAACGTGCTGTAGTACTAAGTACTTCTCTAACCGCTCAAGGCGTAGCTGTTGCTGGTTTCCGTAATGCCCCTTCAGGTGTTACTGCTGCTGCTTCTGTTCCTGCTGCTAACGTTATTACTTTCCTAGTAGAACGTGCGAACGTGTTCGATAAAGACCTAGTAACCTTCCAAGGTGTACCAGCTAACCAAATCGACGAAGGCCGTCTACTAATTGATGACCTAACAGGTGTACCAATGCTAACTGCTACTGGTACTGAAGTAATCCTAGCATCTTCAGCTACTGCTGCTACTGCTGGTAACTTCGCGATTAAAGTTTACAAAGCTATCCCAGCATTGTCAATCTAATAAATCCAAACGAAAAAAGGACGCTATAAGCGTCCTTTTTTTATTCATAAATTTTGAAATTCGGATCAATAGAACCAGTCGGTTGATTCATCTCGTCGTTTACGCTTGTTAGCTTTGTGTCATAGTCACCGCTATAATCTTCTGTTGCTAACTTCCGACCCCAATCTTTAATAAAGTTATCAATGATCTCATGCTCGTCAACACCAGGATGACCTTCAGCACGTAACTTTTTCCAGAAATGTTCGTTATAATCGAATATCATACTAAGCTCATTACTTTCCTCATTGAACTCAACATCGAATGCGAACCAAGGCTCACGTTTGAATGTTGCTAATTCTTTTTCGTACTCGTTCTCAGTAATTTCTTCATATTTCAAAGCGTACTTCAAAGCTGCGATGTATTTCTTATCTTCATCCTTGATTAGTTCAATGATTTGTTTATCATATTCCTTTTCATCAATTTTATGGAACTGAAGATCTAAATCCAACTTTTTCAGTACTACAGTGTCTTTACCAATCACTGCGTGTTTGAATTCCAAATCTACTTTATTCACTTCAAATTCATATTCAGTGAATTCTCCGTGATTGTATCGAATTTCATTTTTAGCTATGTCGCGGTCTTGAAGCGTTAGATAGATAATATCTGCACGTTTCAAGTCAGCTTCTAAGCCTTCAAAGTGAAAATCAATTAATGCAAGCTCTTTAGCTTGACCTTTTAGACCCCAATGTGAAGGGTACATCCAGAATGGTATAATTCTCTTAGTCATTTTTCTTCCCAAATATATCACCAATTTTCATAACATAATATTTTTTGTTATCTTCCTCTAGTGGCATATTTAGTGAAGATTTACCAAAAACGATCACATCCCCAGGAACTAGGCTATGGTCTTCACGAGAACCATCATTCAGTACTCGGCCTTTGCCTACTGATATGATAGTACCTGTACATGGTGGTTCAACTTTAGTCAGGATTAGTCCACCTGAACTCTGTGTTGTATTGTCGATTAGTTCAACAATAACGTAATCATTAATTGCTTGTAAACTCATATTTGACTCCATTCAAATTATTAGTAACCGCCAGTATTAGCGAACCAATTACCCCTAAAATAAAGATTACTACCTTTATTACCAGAGGTAAACATTTCATACTTCATACTTTTTTCAGTACCGCATTCAGAACAATCAAGTTCTGTAGTATCACGTTCTGCCATCTTTACAATTTTTTCAGTACTATGGTTACATTCTTCTTTGGTACAACGGTATGTATATAATGGCATTGTTTATTCCTTTAAACAGTAATTTTTCGTGATTCTTCCAGTGCTTTGTAATACGCTGCTTTCGCAATCGGATTAGATTCAATAACACTCAGTGCGTCCTCATTAGGAACACCAGCGAAGATTTGTTGTGTACTATTTACTGTCTCAAAACCTTGACGTACTTCGTGAAGTGTACGAGGAAAGAAGTTCATGAAAGAACTGTCTACCGATACGTTCATATATTCCAGCCCACTTACAGATTCAGTGTGAACGTGACCGTGGATATTCTTTTTACCACGTAGTTCTTCAGGGTGAATCGGTGCGTGAGACAACCAGAATTCTTTGTACTTCATTAGTGCGTGAACTTCATCAAACGTATCACAAAGTTTACTAGTACTGATATATTCTGAACAGTGATTACCAAGAATCAGAATTTTAGTACCAGGAAGTTCTTTGAAGAACGGAAGATACTTTTCATCAAAGACAGCATCGCCTAAGATAAACATCGTATCACGTTTAGTGCAGGTTTCAGCAAGGATGTATTGAAAGTACAAGTCATTATGTAAAGTACTTTCAAAAACTGGACGGTATTTCCAGATATTTTTGTGACCCATATGGGTATCAGCGATAAAACGAGGTGTACTCATAATAACTTTTCCAAATAAGAAAAGGGAACCGAAGTTCCCTTAGATAAGATTAGCAACCACTTACGTAGATGCTGTAAACAGCAATACCAGTATCAACAGTTACGTTCATCATACCAGTTTTGGTGAATCCCATTGTCTTAGATTCAGCACTGGATACGCGGTTCAGTGCTTGGAATACACGGTCAATTGGATAACCATAACCTTTAGTTAGTTCACCTTCAGTTTTAGAGAACTGAATTGTACCTGTATGGTTGTTTTTATTCTTTTCACCAACGTAGAAATGTAAGCTGTCATCCTCAGTGTAGGGAGTGACTAAAGCAGAGAAAGATTTAAACACGCCTGAGAAGCTTTTTAGTTCATTGACCTTAGCAGCACTAGGTGTAACCTGTACGTCAAATGGTTGGTCAGTGAATCGTGGTTGGTTCGGAATATATTTTTCCGCAACTACTAGATAGTTGGTATTTGCTTCGTCGGAATTGAAAGTTAGGCTTTTAACTACGCCATCTTTCTCATTCACGCCGATTTTAGTACTTTCAGTCTTATAGACGTTTAGGTTCAATAGACCTTGAAGCATTCCAAGATTACCAATACCGAAACGACCTACAACTTCAGGTACGTCTTCTTTAGTATATGCTCGCATAACTAAATTTTTGTCAGAAGTATAAGCTTCCATATAAACACGTTGGCCTTCGCCACGATCTTCGCTTGAAATAGCGATACAATCAAAGTCAATTCCAGCGGTGGTGTTTACCAGGTCGCGTAGTACGTCACGTAATTCCATTTGTTAAATCTCCATGTTGTTAACGGGTACATTATACCAGATAATTTCTACCCGTTTCATCTTTTTTTTAAATGTTTCTTGCTGACTTAGTGTTTTGAGCAATTTCATTAAGAAGATTGGTCATAACTTCAGTATTATCAGCTTTTGGAAAGCTATAATCTTCAAGAATACTCAAAGGATTATACGCAGCATTCATTAATGAAGTCGTTTGTCCTTTATATTGTAAATGTGAGGTATCACCAGTACCAGTACCGTAAGTATACAATGGTGTTGTTTGATTGTAATACCAAATACCCGGGTCTGGACGACCATGAGGATAAGATCGTTCGTTATTGTAAGGCCAAGAATTTTCTTTCTTAGGAACTTCAACAATCTTGATTACTTCTTTAGTTTTTTGTTCGATCTTAAACAGGGCGACGATTTTATCGCCCTCTTTGATAGATCCAACCTTTGTAAAACCAGCAGCAGTTAGTACATCTTCTTCATGTTTACTTTCAGCACGAATAATATCGTGCTTACCGTTAGAAAGAAGTGCTTCGCCAATGCGTTCATAAATGTTAGACATATTTTTATCCTTTATTACCAACCGAAGAAACCAGTGTTTAATTCGATTGAACTCTTTTCGTCTATAGCAATATCCATATCCAGAATACCGAAGATATTACCCAATTTCTTTGTCAGTACTGCCAATTCCATAGCATCATCATCGAACGGAAGTTCTAGATACCACTCTGGCAAGTAATCTACGCAGTCAATTGGATAACCAATCTTCTTAATACCTAATGGATTCGGTTTTAGGTCACAAACAATTACTTTAGTACCGTCTGTTGCTTCTGGAACTGATTTATCATCGTTCAAATCACGAAGTTTGTTCCATTGAATAGCGGCTAGTACGTGTCCTACCTTACATTTACCTGTATCCTGGTATTCTTTCTCTTTATTGGTATAGTTTTTTACTGTTTTTGGTGAACCTTTCTCAATACTTGGCTTGTCTTTGAACTCTTTCTTGAACGCACGTACACGAGTACGTAGTTCTTCTTCAGATTCACCCACCAGTAACGCAACTAGAGTCTCTTCTAGGAAGTTTTGGATGTATTTTGGAGTATCTGAGCGTTTAATTTCAAGACCCATAGCTTTGATTTTACCAGGTTTACCATCCACATCTAAACGGAATCCATCTTCCCAATATTTTAGAATAGCATAACGCTTCTTCTTCAAGAATAAACCACGAGAACCAACCATTTCTAAGTCAGCACCAACGATTTTACCCTTTTCAATACCAGTATTAAAGGTTTCGTCCATAAATTCAGGGAATGATGCACCTACTGTGTCACCAATCATTTGATAAAGTTCTACAACTTCATCTTTAGACATTTCAAATGGAATGTCGTTCTCTTTATAGTAGTGTGCTACGCTGAAATACACGGAATCCGTGTCACCATATACAACTACACCACCATTATGATCGTATGTTTCAGTACATACTTCATTAATCTTACTCGCCATGTGCTTAGTCATGCTACGACCAGTTAATGTAACTGATTGACCTAGACGTTTGTCGAAGAAACGAGAACCTTTGTTCAACAACGCACCATAAAGTGAGTTCAGAAGAATCTTACGAATCTGTTGGTTCTGTTTCCAGAACGCAGATTGCGTTTTACAGTACTTCTTATCTGAATCGAGTACGAATACACGACCATTCTCAAGACGCATACCATTATCGGCAATAATCTTAGCAAGCTCAGCATAATTCTTGTCAGCCAGAGCTAAACGCATCAGATATACCGGATCACCTTCGTGTAGGTTCGTTTTATGGATACCAGTACCGAATTGTAGTGATTTTAGTAGTTCTTCGAGTTCTTGTAAAGCCACTTCCGGCATTTCCCATCCATCTGATGCCAAATGTTTGTAGTCAATGACCATTTTCTGTTGTGCTTTACGTTCTGAGTACCATACTGTAAGAATTTCTGGAATAACACCATACTTAGTCTTATCAAATAGAGTACCGTTCGCACTTAGTACGATAGTACTGTCTTCTGCGAAGATAATATCATATAATTCCGCACCTGTTGCTTGGAAGCTTGTACCATCTTCAAGATCTACAGTGATAATTTCGTCAGATTTCTCACGAACCATTGTAAATTCAATACTTGCGAACAAACCATGCCATGCTTCAGTATATTTCGGTTCAAAACGACCTTTTCCACGATAACGTAGACGTTGTTCCTCAATACGTGCTGCTAGATAAGCTTCAGTATAAGTTTGACGTAGCTGACCGAGAATACATTCAGTACTCATGCCTAAAGCACGTAGAACTGTTGGATATAGTGAGTTAAAGTCCGTACAACCCAACCAATCAATCAATCCTAGTACTGGATCTTGTACCCAAGCACCCGCAGCTTTAGAACCCTTCGGTGGTTCATCTTCATCATCTTCATCGTCATCATAATCCATTTCGTAGTCTTGATACTCGAAATCTGGTTCATCATCTTCAAGTTTACGCTTATTGAATACTACTTCACCACGTTGGTGAGCCAGGTTGATGATTGCGGTATCAATTAGTGCTACTGAACCCATTGTAGTACTGATAAGTACACATTCTTTGTGTGCTAGGCGGTTATGTAGGTTAATGAAGTCCATTTTCTCGTCGATTTTCTTCAACAAGATACTATCTTGCTTAGAATAACGCAAGAATGTCATGTAATCTTCACGATATAACTTATCCAAAGACCCTTCATAGGATACTTTGTTCTCGCCAGTGACTTTTTCAGCAATATAATCTAGTTTATATGACTGTTCTACTTGTCCAGCATGTTTCTTATAAAGAGCTAGATAGTCTAGGTGAACACGTCCTACTAAATCATAGGTTACAATGGTTTTACCGAACATATCTGCTTCACGAGCGTTAGGTTTCTTGTTCCATAAGCACCAACGAGCAAGAGTAGCTTCATTAAAGAGCTTTCTTGTACGGTTTACCATGTATGGAATATCAAAGAATTCGCTGTTCCAGCCAGATAGAATATCGCCGTCTTCAATTAGCTCAAAGAACGTTTCAAACATCTCTGTTTCTTCGGTATAGAGGATTACGACGCTATCAGGGTCGTTTGTTTCCGCGTTTAGGCGGTTAATAATGTCCTGAGCTTCATGAATTTCCATGTCAGTAGGAGCCATTGTAAGAACATAGTCCTTACCTGTCCAGCTTTGATACAAAGAAATTGCTGTAACTCGGTTAAATGGATCACTCGGCTGAGCATATCCGAATTTAGGGTGAAAGTCTGTTTCAATATCGAAGAATGCGATATTAAGGTCAGGAGACGACTTACCCATGTAATGTTTCGCAAGGGTTTTAAATGTTACATTACAATCTGCCTCATAAATCTTAGCAGAAACTGGTAATGTTTCCATTTGTTTTTTCATATCTGAATAGCGAGAGAACTCAAACTTCTCGGCAAAAGTACCGTTGATAGTTTTATGTTCACCACGTGGAGATTCTACATAGTACTCGTAAACTGGTTCGATTTCTCGTAGAACACGACGACCGTTTACACGTTCAGCAACATGTAGTACTTCTCCAGTACGCTTTCTATCCATATATCCATCTATATACATCTTATCTCCTTATAATTACGTACTTAAAACTAAAGCCCCATCCATTGGGGCTTTATTTATTACTCGTCTTCGTCTTCCATTGAAGCCAAGTTACCGGAAACGGTAAGGATGGTTTCAACTTCGTCCTGATCGCGAACTTTATCGAAGAAGTCTTGCTTGTAGATACGCATCGCTGCTGATTTCAATTTAGATTTGTCTAAACCTAGTTCATCTGCTAGAGTATCCATGAAGTCGCCATATGATTCTTTAAGTGTATCAAGGTGGGTTAACTGTACTACCGCAGAATTCAAGCCATCTTTGAGTTTTTTACGTTGTACATCGTTCAACTCATGTGCTTCAATTTTAGATTCTGTCTTCTTAGCCATTTGTGTATTTCTCCATGTATAAAAAAAGCATCCTAACTCTCCGCTAGGATGCCTACATTATAGCACAGGAATTTTACCCGTTTCAGTTATTTTTGAGCTTTTCTTCTAAGCGAGCTTTGAGTTCTTCGAACTCTACTTTCTCAGAAGCAGTCATTTTTGACTTTAACATTAACAAAAATAGTTTATTCTTAATATCTTCGGCTGTTTCTCTCTTAATAACTTCCGTCAGATAAAATTTTTCACCATCATAAGAATACTTGATAGATTCTAAATCTTCAGGTACATCTTCAGGTTGAATAATATGAAGGTTACAATCGTTAGGACTTAATGTAGTAGCATCATAATCGAATCCTACCACAACATTTCTTTCATTTGTTAGTACTTTTAGTGTATTAGTTTCAGCATGATCGGCGTATTCATACCAATCTTGACCATTTTCATCCATCCAGTACTGAACGAATCCGTAACCACCTTCTTTATTGTATTTCTTAAACATCTGAAATTGTTCTCCATGTTCCATCAATTAATATTTGTACTGGTCTTGAATATATCCATACGAATTCATCCTGAGAACTACTACTTGAATGAATAGAGAAACCAGTTACAAAACATCCTTCTGCCGCACGGTATACAAATGACTCATGACCTAAAGGTTCACGTTCCGTTGCGATTTCAGCACCTCTGCGTTCATTTGTTACAACACCACCAGTAATACTTAGTGTTACGTTTCCGTTAGCATCAGCAGTTGTTCCATTAATAGCACGTACAATATTACGACCACCAACAGTACCACTCTGTCCAGATACTGTTAATCCAGAACTTGTTAGAACACCAGTATTGGAAATTGCTACTTCTGAGCCACCAGCACTACGTAGACGAAGGGTATTAGTACTTGAGCTATGAAAGATAGCAGCACGTTCGCCACCAGAACTGTTCTGGAACCAGAATACTAAGTTAGTATCATTAGCTCGTACAGCAGCACTGTTAGCAATTGTCAATGAACCTGTCATTACATCACCAGCTTTCAATACATATCTAGCATCACCTGCATCTTGGTTCAAAGCAAGACTTGGTTCAGCAATGTTATAAAGCATAGCTACATTAAAGTGAGCAACATCAATACCAATTAAGTTATGGTTGTGAGTTGTAGTATTACCGTTAAGATAAACAGCATTGGACGTACTTAACGCTGTTCTTGAATCTGAGCCATTTACAGCTCTAGTATTTCTAGTTTGTAAGTCACCAGTGATCTGTACACCGGTATATCCATTACCATCAGACCATGTTCTGTTACTAATGAATACACCATCATCACCTAATGAACCAGATAATCCAACCATAGAACCCGTTCCGTGGAAGTGGTCAGGCATAGTTAGTGTTGTTGAACTAATAGTACCAGAACCTGCGATTACCGCATCAATTTTAGTTACACCGCTAGTGGTGATTCCTTTTAAGTATGCTTCTTGGTTTAAGTTTGGAACAAGTTTAGTTACAGTTGTTGTGCCATTCCATGTCCACCACAAACCATCAGCAAATGTCCATCCGGTTTTAGTTACATATGGTGCTGCTTGTGTACCATTACGTCCAGATTGTCCACCAGTTGCTCCACTTAACTGTTCACGAATACTCGCAACAGATTGACCAGAAGATAAAGCATATTGCATAATACTTCCTGGAGGTGAAGATGTAAACAAACCGGGAACTGCCGTTCCGCCACCACTTGTACTTGTCGGGAATATAATATTCAAGTTAGTTCCACTTACAGAAGCAGAAGCTACAGAACTTGAACTATATGTTACAGTACTAACACGGTTAGCTAGTTGATTATAAATGTTAGTTAACGATACATTAACTGGAGCTAGAATATCATCCTGTGATAGTAATTCTACCCATGAAATTCCGTTATGATATTTTAGTGTTTTTGAGGTAGTGTCAAAGACAACTGCCCCAGCTTCACCGATTGGTAAAACCTTATTAGGCATAATAATCGAAGAAGCATTAAGTCTTAATGGACGTGGAACCGTTGGTGTTCCACCTTCAATGACTATAGTTGCGGTATCAGTACTTGTAATAGTTCCTGCCGCATGATTAAATCTTATACTCATATAAATCAGTCCTCGCGTTTATATTATAGAGATATTTATGAATTATTCCTGAGCTTCATCAAGATCATCCTTAACTCCATCTATCATATTAGCTGCGAGTTTCTTAGACATTTTATACCACTCTTTACCAGTACCTTGAGTTGCGTTCATATGCTTTAAACGTTTATTAACTTCTTTTTCCGCAGCTTTAGCATCTTCAAATTGTACTTCATGATAAACTTCATAATCTCTGAACGGAGAACCAGTCTGGTACGTACTTAATCTGGTCTTCATTTCTTCTTTTGATGTAAATCCAATCTTAACCCATTCAGGCCATGCTTGATTCACTATTACGTAACAGATTTGATTTGCCATGTTGGTTCCCCTCTAAATTAGTGGGGTATTTATCCACGTAAAATTTGTACTTTTACGCCATGATTGCTTAAATTTTGTAGTACTGGATTTGAGTTCAGTACTTCTCGTACTGGTTCAGGGTGAGATTGATACTCATTCATCTGAACACCAGGAATCATAGGTGGCATCTCATTTAATACTGGAGCACCTGGATTATCACGAGCAAGTTTACCTTGATAGTACTGGATATATTGTTCATATGTCATTTCTTGAATATCGGAACTCATAACATCGTTGACATAGCGGTTCATATCGTAGTAAACTGTTTCGAACCCACAACATAGTACCCCCAAGTCCTCAATGTATCCAACCATTTTGTACTCTTGGAACAGTACTTCGAACTTACTGTATACACTACGATGATATTGTTGTTGAGTGTTAAGATACACTACGACTATTGAATCTGGTTTAATGATCATATTATTGTCTCCATGATTATAGCACAAAGTGTGCTCTCGTTTCACCATTATGCTATTTACTTTCTGTACGTCAGAAACGCGAAAAGGACGCATAAGCGTCCTTTTCTTGTTTTCAACATCAGATTTATTTAAATCTAAATGGTCACTTCATTACATGAAGGTTACGTTGCGGATAGCAATTTTGCTGTAGTAGTCAGCAGCGTTACCTAGAGATGAAGTACTGTCAGTTAGTTGTACGTAACCATAACGAGTTAGGAAACTAGTAACTAGTTCACCAGTGTTAGGGTCCATTACAGTACCAGAAGCCATCAATGGGATGTATGGGCAGTAGAATGCACCAGCATCAGTTTCTTGAGAACCTTTGTAACCGATTAGTACATCAGTACTGTCATCAGCATATGTATCAACATATACACGCATGGTAGAGTTTAGTACACCAACGAATTTAACGTTAGTTGGAGCTTCGAATACACCTTCAGTAGTACGAGCAAAACTTGAAGTAGTTGCTGACTGTAGAATGGTTAGAGCGGTTGGAGATACAACGGCCCAGTTCGCAGCACCACGTTTGGTACGACGAGCAACTTCGTTCGCTTGACGGTTGATTAGAGTAGCTAGAGCAGCGTGTTCATCACCAACGAAGGTAGCAACACCAGTTACTTTAGATTGGTCATAAACAACAGCAGCAGCACCTGGTAGAGCACGTAGACGAGCTAGTAGTTCTTGGTCGATCTCAGTAGTGATTTCTTGTGCGATAGCAGCCATTAGTTCAGCTTCAACGTCAATACCGTGTTGTGCTTGAGCATCTTGTGCAGATTCAACAGTCCAACGAGCAGATAGACGACGAGATTGAGCTTCTACGGTTTCACGTAGAATACGGATGTTCACACGACGACCCATAACACCTTCTAGTTGAGATGTTGGAGCAGCACGTGGAGCGGTGTTGTCAGAATTGATTTCACCAGTATAAGATTTCGCAATCTTGTATGGAGAAAGTGCTTCTTCACCAGCTACAACGCCTGGTGCGTTATCAGCATATTGTACACGTAGAGTGTGGATCTGACCAACTGGACCAGTCATAGGTTGAACACCGATGATTTCGTTAGCAATAACGGTTGGCATTACACGACGGATAATTGGTAGAATTACTTTGTTTAGTGTAGCAATGTTACCAGCGGAGGTCGCACCAGCGGTAGCGGATTCGCGTAGCATTACTTTACGTTGGTTATCTAGAACTGCTTCCATAACAGTTTTACGATTACCATTTAGACCTTCAACAAGCTTATCTTTTACAGCAGCCCATTTAGATTCAGTTAATAGTTGTGACATTATAATCTCCTTAAAAGATATTTTTTTGCTTTTCTGTATGCTTTTATTTATCTCACAGAAAAATTAGCATTTAATAATTAACGTTTTTTATCCATTCCTGACAATTTAGTGATTTCATTTAGGAAATCTAAATCATCGGAATCGAGTTCAGCGTTTTTAATGAAATTACTTTCACGGTTTCCGGTAACAACTTTACCTTCCGTTAAAGCATTTTTAGCCTTTGTATTAACTGCTGGACGGCTAGGATTAGCAGCAGATTCATTTACAGTACCCTTCAGTACGGACTTGTGGTACTTGCTGAAATCATCTTTTAGCTTCTCGGTAGGAGTAGCAGCTAATAGCGATTCCATAATTTGTTTTTGTTGATTAGTAAGAGGCTTAGTAAGTTCAGAGATGATAGCAGAACGAGCTTGCGTATCTTCCATCATGCGAATCTTACGTTTAGCTTCAGCAGCTTGAGATTTTGCTTCTTGTAGAGCAACTTTAGCAGCGATAGCTTCTTCTTCAGCTTCTTTAACTGACTCATTCAACTCACGTAGAATAGAACTTTCGTTATATTGTTTTGAGTAGAACTCGTTAGCAAAAGCTTCAAAGATCTTACGACCAAACATATTTTGTTTAGCTTCAAATAGTTCACCTTTAAGAGCCTGTAGGTTCTTAGCGGTAGTTTCGGTAATATATGATGCAGCGGATTCCGCAGTACGCTTAATGAAGTTCTCACGAGCTTCAGCGATTTGCTTAGAACCTTCAGCAATTAATTTTACACGAGATTCAACTAATTGACGTTTTTCATCATGGAAGTCTTTAAGTTCTTCAGCCATAATATGGTTACTGAATTGCATGAACTTGCCAAGGCTTTCATTGATGTGTTTGCGTTCATTACGCATTGATTTAACTTCTTCAGCTAGTACTGTGTTAGCGAAATCTGAGAAATTACCTAGTGTTTTACGTAGCTTAACTCGATCTTCAACAAGTTTACGCTTTTCAGCATATACTTCAGACATTTGTTCGCTGATTACTTCAGCCATCATTTGGTCTAGACCTTCGGTTAGTTTAGCTAAGTCTTCTTGGTAACGTTCTTTCATTTCTTCACGCATTTCAGCAGCTACATTAGCCTTTTCTTCATTCCATGCTTCCTGAATAAGCTTTTTAGCTTCGTCAGAAAGAGATGATTCGTTTAGAAACTGATCCAATTTTGACATTCGTTTTCTCCTTTAAAGTACTGAGATAATATCTTGTACTCTTGATGTACAGATATTTATAAATTTATTTTATTAAGCTTTTAAATTCTTAAAAAATTGATGAATTTCATCATCAATCGAGTTATTACGACCTTTTTGTGACTCAAATACACGATTTGTGCCAGATACAGGTGCTCCGTACTTACTATTCAGAGATTCGAATACCGCTTTAGGATATGCATCTGGAGCACTTGGTTGTGCTACAATATCAATAGTTACGATTTCGAAATCAGATACAATACCGTTGTGATCAACGTTACCTGAACCACGAGAACTTACACCAAGCTTAACACCACTTTCAATCATGGTACGAATATCCTTACCATGAGTAGTATCAAGCAACATAATGGTAGCCATACCATTTGGGCCTTCCATCCAAACCTGAGTAATCATTCCAACTACACGGTCCAAATTTACAGTTAAAGTTTCAGGGTGGTCACATTCACAAAGAATGCTTTCACCACGTGAAATACGTTCTGCCATATTCTTAACAGCATTCGCAATTTCAGCGAATGGGTATACACGTTCATTTAAGTTACGTTGATCTGCTTGAATTGCTATCCCTTTAAGATAGCAATTCTTACGACCAGTCATCTGATCTTCTTTGTACTCTAAAACTATTTTAGAATCATTGAATGAAGACCATTCACGAATCATATTACTCATTTATGATCTTCCTTCTCTAATTATTTTTGTTTTGGTAGTACTGACTTAGATTTTTCAGCGGTGTTGGTTGGAGTTTTAGCAGGTTTCATAACGTGTTTACCGTTATCCATAACGTTGTTATTATCTTCAACTTTAACGCTCATAGCATCTGAGTTTTCGAATTTGTCATCTGTCGCATCAACAGTACCATCTTTAATAGTTACTGGTTTAACACCGTCTACTGGAGACTTAGCGTTTTTAGCAACTACAGATTTCTTGTTTACGCCAGCTTTTTCTGATTTTTCTGGTTCAGCAACTTTCTTCATTTGGAAAGCTTCACCAACACGTTCGTCACCAAAGTCTACATCACCGAAATCGTCACCTTGACCTTCTTCGTCGCCGGAGAAATCATCTTCGCCGAAATCAGCATCGCCACCTTCGATTTCATCGAACATACGTTCTAGAGCATCGAAAGCATCTTTGATTTCTTCCCATTGGTCAGCATCAGGAGCACCGCCAGCAGCAGGAGCTTCTTCAGAACCGAAGTCGTCACCAGCATCATCAGTTGGGTCTTCATCTTCTTCAGTCATTTGACCAGAAGCAGAACCACCACCGATATTTACAGAGTTACCGTTACCAAAGTCAGAACCACCGAACATACTTTCTTCAAGGTCTTCTTCTTCATTTAGTTTGTAACCAACGTCTTCTTCCATGTCGTCTGCTTCACCAGTGTCAACATCTTCACACATTTCTTCTTCTTCAGAATCCATTTCTTCAGAAAGTTTCTTATTAATTTCTTGTGCGGTTTCAACAAAGTACTTACGCATCTTACGGTCAGCTACTTCACTGTCGCCATTCGCAAAAGCTTGGATAGCTTCTTGCAATAGTTTAATATTTGCCATTATATCCTCCAAAAGATATACAAAAATTTATTTTGGTATGTCCTTATTTATAGCCTTAAAAAATACCATTTTCGAAAAAGCTCAAAAACGGCACTTTTTGCCATAAATTACATCATCCCACCACCAGATTGATCATCAGAAGGTGCAGCGGCATACACCACTGCTACTACTGCGTCTCGTTTAGCAGCTTCGTTCTTTTTAAATTCCCTGTACTTTCTCAAGTTGTTGAGAATTTGTAATGTCAATTTAGGTTTACGAGTATCGGTAATTTTATATACGGTCTGATCATCTTCAGGGTCGTACATAGAATCATCTTTAGCTTCAAAAATTTCGTCCAACATAACCTATATCCTTAATTATATTAATCGTTCAAATGAACGAATCATAACTATTTATTACTGTTAAAATGAATTGCCTAAACTATTTGGGTCAAATCCACCATCTGCTTGAGAATCTTGATATTCAGAATCAGCACTGTCTAAGTTACCTTCATCATCAATACCTAGATCTTGTTCAGGATCATTTGGTGATTCAATACCAACTGATTGTAATCCTGCCGAAGCACCCGGAACATCTGGACCACCAGCAGCAGCAGCTTCAGGGTTTTCTTGTAACCATAGCTTTTCATTCTCAACAATATCATCTTGCTCAAAGCCCATCTTTTTCATAATGAACTGTTTAGAGAAGTACTTGAGATCATTCAACGGCATATATGTTTGAATCAACTTAGCATCCATTTCAGCTTTACGGTTCGCCGCAAAGTTCATTGGTGGATTAAAAGTGACTTCAAAGGAAGATGCACTAATGTTATATCCATTTTTAAGCATATAACGTTTGAATTCTTCATCAAAAGTTCTAGAAACAATACGTTGATAACGCATACATTCATTGTTAAAACGTAATTCACTAGCCATTGCTTGTGTAGCACCATCACCGAACAAAGCAACACCACCATCATCTGGACCCATAGGTAGATATGAAGCTGGAATTTGTAGACCACGAATCAATTTGTTATTGAAGTATCGTAAGTCATCAATTTGTCCTAAATTATCACCACCCGGTAAAGTTTCTACTGAAGAACCACGCCCTTCCGCTGTCTGAGGGAAGAAATAGTCTTCAAGAATACTTAGTGGATTATATGCTGCATCCATCAATGAAGTACTGCCACCCTTATTAGATGGAATACGTCTTTGATGAATATCATTCTTAACACGTTCAACAAATGCCATAGCTTGATGCGGTTGCATATCTCCAACGTCAATTTTAAAGACGCGACGCTCAGGAGCACGTTGAACACGATAGATAATAATACTATCTTCTAGAAGTTCTTTTTGTTTGTATACTTTGAAAATGTTTTCAAGAATACTAGTACCGAAAGGCCAGAAAGGATCTTGTCCGGTATTTAGTGATAAGTGAATAACATGCTCTGCCGCTACAGGAAGAACATCTAACTGCCCACCAGTACCGAATTGTCCTGAACTATCAGAACCAGAACCACCAGCACTACCTAGAGAACCGTAGTTATTACCAGAACTCGCTAAAGAGTTAGGCATCGTTCCTGGATAAGCTTGTTTATCAAAGCCAATTTGTAAATTACTCATTACTTTATCATGTAAGTTCAAATGAACATCACGCATAAAGTAAACAATAGGTGTTTTACCAGTTGCATTGTTTACCAGTACTTTATCAACGTTCATTGGGTTTACCCAATACCAAACGAAGGTTTCTGGATCACGAATGAAGAACTGATCACCGTATTTTAGAATTCCACGAATAATATCGTAGATTCTCATTTTAAATTCGTTTAAATCAGACCATGATTCAAGACGATCTTCTAAAGTCGTAACTTCAGTGTCGCCCATCGTGTCTTTATACTGAATTTGGAATGGTAGACCGAAATCTTTAGTACTTTGAGTACAGAAATCCGCAATAATGTTTAAAGCGGTTCGAATTTCAGGGTCTTGATCCATTTGATCGTATTGACGATAACGGTCAACACGATTTGATAGGCCAGTATAGACAGCAGGTAGATAAGAAGAAAAATTCGTCTTAGAACCACCTGGCTGAGCCATAGCATTTTGTTGAGGAACGGTCGATAATTTAGAACGTCCTAGTGTCATATGTCGTTGCCAACTCATATTTTATATAACTCCATTTATACATTTCGAGGTGGTTCAGTGTTCTCTGCAATCTGTCTTAATATAAGAGCAGTTTGGCTCGCATTTTGATTCTGAGCTTGTATACTATTTAGTATCTCTCCTAAGACCTTACTTGGGTCATCTTTACTAGTTGAAGCGGTTTGTTGCTCATTAACTGGTGTAGATTGATCTGCTTGTTCGACCTTAACGGGTTTAGTCATTTCAGTTTTTGCGGTTACAGTCTGATTACCTGAATTTGAAGGCTGTGATGCTGCTGGATTAGCAGGCTTTGAAGTACTTGCGGTTTTTGCTGGTGCAGCAACAGGTTTCTTTTCATCATCCCCATTCCACCAACTCTTAAACTTATTCAAGTATTCATTTAGTTTATCATTTAATGAATTATACATATCCATAAATGATCTTTTCGTTTCTTCTTGCCCTGGTGGTGTAGTTTTTCCAATATCAGAGAACGCACCCTTAATACCATCCCAAACTGATGACGCAGCATCCTTTATTCCATTAAGTTTGTCTTCAAGACTACTGTTCCACCATCCAGTAATGGAATCCCATAACATAGTTGGCAAGTTTAGTAGATTATTCATGAAATCTTCAAACGCTTTGGATACTTGAGTATAACTATCACCAAATAAACTGGTAGCCCAACCTTCTAGAAGATTTTGAAGATACAACATACCATCATTGAATATGTCTGGAATAGCTTTTAATCCATCACGGATTAGTTTAGCTGTGAAATCCCAAGCATTATCACTGTTATCTGCTAGATTAGTTAAGTAAGAAGCAGCAGATTCTGCCATTTCAGCATAGAAACGGCTAAATGGTTCAGTGAATGTAACACCAATCCAGTTATTGAATCGTTGAGTCATGTTTTCAAATAATGGTGTTGGATTATTTTTTGGATCATTCAATAATGCTTCTTGTGTCTTTAATTGTTTCAACCAAGCAGCCGCCGCAGTATTATTCATTAAGGTTTGATTACCAATTTCCATGTCTAACATGTCTTGGTGCTCTTTAACCCACTGTGTCATTGCTCGACGTGCTTGCTTTTCATCAGTAACACCAGCAGCTTGTAGTTGCTGTAACTGATTGGTATACAATTGAGTAAAGTTGTTATTGTATTCATCAGGTAACATATTTTGGAAGTTCTTACTGGACATTAATTTCTGTAATGTCTCACCAGATTTACCCATACTCGCATATACGGAGTTAAATGTTTTGTTTACTTGAGCAGCTTTATCGTCACTAAAACCGAATCGTTGCTTCAATGCTTGTTCTGTTACTTCTGAATCAACTGTGTCTGACATGCTATCAAATGATTTTAATAGTTCGTCAACACTCTTACCTACAGTTTTACTTAGATAGGTCATAGTACCGACAAATTTTTCAGTACTTTGAGATTCAGACATACTACGTAAACTTTGTTCACCAGCATACATCTTTTCAAATTTATAGTTCTTTGCGGTTAAATCTGTTAATTGCTGTTGAGATACACCATAAAGACCCATTTTGTCTTGAGCAAGTTGAACGGTATTTAGTAATTTACCAAAGTGTTCAACACCATCGCCATATTGACCTTCCATCGCAGCCAATTCAGTACTGTTACGTTTAACTGCTGCACTAAAATCATTGATACTTAAGAAAGCTGAACCAGCACCTTTACGAACGGTTAACATACCATCAGTTAGTGTAAGCCCTGCTGAGTTTAGTTCATTGTACATATTTAACTGTTCATTCATGTACTCATAAACCTGTCCAGCAACTTGTACTACTTGTAAGAATGAAGAAGCAACCAGACCTATTGGGCCTGGTAGTTTACCAAATGAATTTTGAAGTACTTTAGCTCCAGCAGTAAATGAACCTACAGTATTCTGGATAGATCCACTGTTACCTAACATGGTTCTACCAATATTTTGTGCCTCGCCGAATAAATCTTTAAACGCATTCTTGAACGCTGAACCTGATCCACCAGAACCAGAACCACCGCGACCACCAGATCCATTATCTGAATCATTGTTGCCGCCACCTGAACCGCCTGAACCAGAACCTTTATTAGTGTTCTTCTTAATATCAAGCAGTACTGTACGCATCGCACTTAAATTATCATTCATAGCTACGCTTTGATCCAACAATTGCTGTTGGATATAGTCGTTGTTGCCAATGCCCGCCATGTGATTTTCCTTATAAATATTGTATACAAATTCATGTATAGTCGTATTTATTATGGAGTCAATATGAATAAGATGAACCCTTTGTCCAAGTATACTAAAGTAGAAGTACTTTACACTAAACTTGTGAGTAATAATGTTATTCCTTACCCAGCAGGTGTATTGAATAATGAAACTGTTGAATGTGGTATTTGTGCTCGTTCAGCACGTGATGAACTAATGTTCAACAATCCCGACGCATTGATTAACGGTGAAGCAGTAGCAAGTGTTATTGAAAACTGTGTTCCTAATATCGCAAATGCTAGACAACTTTTTGTACCAGATGTAGAATTACTACTTATTGGTATTAAAATCGCAACAAAAGAAACCTTCTATAACATTGAAGTTGAATGTCCAGAGTGTGGTCATCATGGTGCGTTTGAACGTGATCTAGAAGCACTACTAGCAAGTGCTGAATTACTGGAAGAACAACCTGAATTGCTACTTGAGGAAATTGGTGGTTTACTATTGAAATTTAAACCTCATACATGGGCTGAACATTCTAAATTCAGTCAGAAGATGTTTATTGAACAAAAGAAAGCTCGTTCTCTGGAACAGTTGGAATTGTCTGATGATGAAAAGATGAAGCACTTCAGTGCTATTTTTGAAATTATGACTCAATTGAGTTTTGATATGACAGTCGCTAATATCGACTATATTGAAACTGCTGATGGGGATAAAGTTACTGACCGTGAATTTATTGCGGAATGGTTAGGACAACAACCAGCATTTATACTTCGTCAAATTCGTGACAAAGCTGATGTTATTAACAATACTGGTATCAGTCATGAAATGGATGTGGGATGTTCTGAATGTGGTCATGAATGGACGCTAGAAAATCTACAATTCGATCCTAGCAGTTTTTTCGTACAAGGCTTCTAATGGCTGATGCTCAAGAGACTAAGCAAGAAATAGCAGACCTACACTTTAACTGTGAAGAAATCAAGAATGGTTTAATGGAGGTAGCGGTGTATATCACCAATACAAGCTATGAAATGCTCTTGAATATGCCTGTGACCGATAGAGATCTATTAGTGAAGCAGTACAATAAAAAGGTCAAAAAAGAAAGCAAACAATAAAAATTAACCAGCCTTAGTGCTGGTTTTTTTGTGTCTAGATTTTATTAATTGTTTCAGTAATTTTGTTGTTATCAATATCATGTTGTAATATTTCTATTCTTCGCAACAATCCATTTACTACCCGAACATCAATTTCGGCAGAATACTGTTTGATTAATTCTTGTAAAAATTCTATTTTACTTGTTTGCCATGATAAATGTGCTTCTTCTGATGTTGAAAAATATTTCTTTATATCTTTTCCATTTTTACTTATAGAAGAACAATAAGGTTTTGGTAATTCATAATCAGGTTTTCCTGAAAGTTTATGGTAAGATACACCTAACGGATATTCACTACTAGATTCTCTATTTTTGATACAATGATTTATGATCGGTGGAACAAAAGCACACGTAACAGGGGAATAAATTTTCAAATCTCCAGAAATTATATCTTTATCTAAATGATAACCATCTTTGTAATGTTCTTCAGCCCATTTTTCAAAATTAGAAAATAATTTCCATTCTTCACATACAGTCGTACCTACATATGATGGAAATTTTTCCAAATATTTTGATGAATAACAACGTCTAAGCATTTCCTTCCATATACCATAAAATTTATTCAATGATGTATTTCCTACACCATCATAAATTCCGTGCCCATAAACCATATTCTTATTCCTTATATTTGATTTGCCATACTTCGTATGTCAAAGAATTTTCGTTGTTCTGTACTGGCTTCGCTGCGTACTGATCAACTCAATTCAGTTCTATTAATAGATTTCACATCATTTATACTGACGAGATTTGTTTTGATTTATCATCCCCCCGCTGGGGGAACGAAAATAAAAGCACTAATTAAAGTACTCAATTCTGACGATGATAGTCGTAGATTTATTGTATTGCGAATTTCCTTACGGAACGAAAGCGGGTTACTCTGTTTCTCTCTATCGCAGTTCATGTTAGTAACGGTCGGAGGCTTACTCCACTCAATAGCCAATCCATACAATCAAATTAGCTATCTATTCTTCTGAAATTTTAGACGGATCAATATTGTACAAAAATCCATCACAAAATTCTTCTTCAGAAGAATTCCCTTAACTCATTGGTAGGGGGTGATCCTATATATCTATCGAGGAAGTCTTATCAGTTTAATGGACTTCTTTATAGTGCCGTATTGCCGTGGGTGGTACAAACTATGCCATCTCCTAACGGGTGTCTTCTGCACTTCGAACTGCTTGAACTTCTCATTGTGCCAATTACTTTTCATCGGCGACTGTTTTTCTGTCTACGCATTCACGTAGCCAAGCAGGGTTGTCCTATCATTATACCAGATTTTTTTAGTTCGTTCCACGATATTTCTAAATACTGTAGAAGAACTTTTTGAGGAACTATAATGAAAAGGGAAAGGTTAAAAAATTCTATGGAAGCTGCCAAATACAGGCAGGAATTACTTAAAAAACAAAAAGGTCTAGATCCTATTACTAAAGAGAAGGTAACTGATCCAGTACTTGACCATAATCATAAAGGTGAACAAGAGTGTAGAGCTGTTTTAGATAGAACAGTAAACTCATTTGAAGGTAAAGTACAAAATGCTTATGATAGATACATAAAGCATTTGACTGATAAGAATCTACCAACTATTTTAAGAAATCTAGCAGATTATTACGAACAAGATACATCTGAAACTAAAATACATCATACCGCACTTACTATTGATGTTAAAAA